AGGCTGAGGAAAAGCGCCTCGGCTACTGGAACAAACTGCTTGAGGTGAAGGTCAAGGCCCGCCTATGGGGCGGCGCTGCGCTGTACATCGGTACTGGCGAGACGGATCTGATGCAGCCGCTCAACGTCGAAGCCATGGCGAAGGACGGTATCAAGTACCTGACCGTCCTTTCGCGCCGTGACGTGAGCGCCGGCCCTATCGAGCAGGACGTGCTTTCCGAGTTCCATGGCCGGCCGGCCTATTACGAAGTGACCGGCAATGCGTCCATGGTGCGCATTCATCCATCCCGACTGGCGGTATTCGTCGGCGCTCCTCATGGTGACAGCCTCCTCGGCATGGGGCCGAACCAAGGATGGGGAGACAGCATCATCGAGGCCGTCTATTCGGCCATGAAGAACGCTGATGCCACTGCGGCCAACATCGCATCGCTGGTATTCGAGGCGAATGTGGACGTGTTCCGCATCCCGGATTTCATGGCGAGCCTGGCCGACCCTGCCTATCAGACGAGGCTGCTTGATCGATTCACGCTGGCGGCCACGGCCAAGGGCATCAACAAGGCTTTGCTGCTCGACAAGGAAGAGGAATACGACCGCAAGCAGGTCACGTTCGCTCAACTGCCCGAAGTCATGCAGACGTTCTTGCAGATGGCCGCCGGCGCCGCCGATATCCCGGTAACGCGCCTGCTGGGTCAGTCCCCGGCCGGCATGTCCGCCACCGGCGAATCGGACATGAACAATTACTACGACCGGGTGTCGTCCATCCAGTCGCTGGAGATGACGCCGGCACTATATCGGCTCGATGAATGCCTGATCCGCTCGGCGCTCGGCAGCCGGCCACCGGAAATCTTCTACGAGTGGTCACCGCTCAAGCAGATGACGGAGAAGGAACAGGCGGAAATCGGCAAGATGAACGCCGAGACGGCCGAAATCCTTGGCCGCACCGGCATCTTCACGTCGGAAGAGCTGCGCACCGTCGTTGGCAATCAGCTGGTCGAATCCTCCTTCTATCCCGGCCTCGATCAGGCCATGTCCAATACCGGCAAGGGTTGGGAGAAGGAATTCGAGGAGGCGCAGCAAGCGGAGGCGGAAGCCAAGGCCAATGCGGAGCAGGCCCGCCAGCAGGCGAACGACGCCGCTCCGCGCACACTCTATGTCCGCCGCGACGTCCTCAATGCCGCGGAGATCGAGGCATGGGCCAAGGGGCAAGGGTTCGAGACCGTTCAGGCTGGACTGCATGTCACCATCATCCACACCCGCACGCCGCTCGACTGGATCAAGGTTGGGCAAGCTGGCGAGTGGTCTTCGGATGAGGACGGCGAAATAACTATCGCGCCTGGCGGGCCGCGCATCGTCGAGCGCTTCGGCGAAGCTGTGGTGCTCCAGTTTGCTTCCTCGCGGCTGACCTGGCGTCACGAGGATATCAAGCGGCTCGGCGCGGAGACGGATTATCCAGAGTACCAGCCGCACGTCACCATTTCCTGGAAGGCCGCCGGTCTCGAACTGTCGAAGATCGAACCTTACACGGGCAAGATCGTGCTTGGGCCGGAGATATTCGAGGAGGTCAAGGAAGACTGGCAAGCCAGCATCCGTGAGGAATGATGCTTCGCTATTCGCTCGCGAAACTCGGCAGGCAGGCGGGCCGCAAGAAGGGAACCACCGCGAACCTCCCCGCCATTGAAGGGCGGCTCGGGACGGAGAAGGAATACTATACCGTCCTCCGCTCCATGCTGGCACAGATGGCGAAGGAGACGCGGGAAAGCATCATCCCGGCTTATGAGGCGGAACAGCGCCAGAAGCGCACCGCACGGGCCTACAGCGGCGATGCGGGGCGTGATTGGTTCGTCCGTCTGCGACAGTTGGCAACACAGTTGTCGCGGGTGGCATCCGACACAGTGGACCGGATACTGACGCTCGAAAGCCAGCGCCATACCGAAACGTTCATGGCTACGGCGAAGCGGGCGCTCGGTATCGACCTGCGGGCCGTGGTGCAGCAAGAGGATCTTGTCGATTACCTCCGAGAGGCCGCGGCGCGGAATGCATCGCTCATCACCGGCATGTCGGATGACCTAATCAAGGGGATTGAGCAGGCGGTCTACAACAACAGCATCGCGGGGAACTCGGTTGCGACCCTCCGCAAGGCATTGCAAGAGCAATTCGGGATCGCAGATCGCCGGGCGAAGTTGCTCGCTAGAGACCAGACGAGCAAGCTCAATTCGGATTTGAACCGTCGCCGGCAGGAACAGGCGGGAGTGACATCATATACGTGGCTTACCAGTCGCGACGAGCGGGTGCGCGAGCGCCATCGTCGATTGGAAGGCAAGGTCTACAAGTGGGGTGAGGCGACGGGCGCGGAGCAGGGGCTCCCACCCGGTCAGCCTATCAATTGCCGCTGCCTGGCTCGCGGGATTGTAGAGTTTTGAGAAGGTCGTCGGTGGTCATCCGTGGATCATCGAGAAACACCACGTCGGTGGTCTCAACCGCCTTCTTCAAGGCCCTGATATCGGCAGAAAGCGCTTCGATCTTGACGGACTGATCGAGGATCAACGTCTTCAACGCTCGGAACTGATCATCGGACATGGACACGTTTTCGGTCCCCAGAGAGTGGGAAGGGCAAGCGGCATTCGTGATTGGCGGCGGCCCTTCTGTCAAGGGCTTCGACTTCGACAGGTTGCGCGGCCGGAACGTCATCGCGGTCAACAATGCCGGCCTCGATCTCACGCCTTGGGCGCATGTCTTGTTCTGGGCTGATCGCCGTTGGCTTGACTGGAACCATGATCGGCTCGGGCTGCATACCGGCAAATACAAGATCAGCCGGAAGCGCCCGCATATCGAGACGGGCCACGACATCAAGTTCATGCGGTTCCTGCCGCGCCGCCTGTCTCATTGGCCGGATTCTCTCGGCGGATGGTGCGGTGGCTCCTCCGGGATCAATCTCGCATACCTCATGGGGGCAAGGGTGGTCGTACTCATGGGCTTCGATATGCGCCCGGGGAATTACCATCAGGATCACCAGTTGCCCCCCATTCCGGGCCAGCACAGGGATCGTTTCATACCGACGCTTGAAGCCATGGAACCCGAACTGACAAAGGCGGGCGTCCTTGTGCTCAACACCAATCCGAGAAGCGCCCTGCGGTGCTTCCCCTTCGCTGACATCGAGGAATTGCTGTCCATGGACAATCTCGCCGCGGTCGAGCGCGAAAAGTACGTCGCTGTCTGGCAGCGCCAGGAATACCGGAAAGTCAGCCCCGGCATGCTGGAATGCGAAAGGGCGTTCACAATCTGCCGGATGATGTCGAGCCAGACGCTCATCGACTTCGGCGCGGGGCCGGCGCGGGCCACGAAGTGGTTTGAAGAGAAGGGCCTTGACGCCATAGCCGTCGATTTCGCCCCGAACGCGCGAGAAACCGACGTTCCATTCGTCGAGGCCTGCCTGTGGGATATGCCAGATGCACTGCCACCAGCCGACTACGGCTATTGTTGCGACGTGATGGAGCATATCCCGGGGCACAAGGTGGACGACGTGCTCGGCGGTATTTCGGCAAGGGTCAAGCGGGCGGCGTATTTCCGCATCGCCACCCGGCCCGACAGAATGGGGCCGAAGCTGCTCAAGGCTCCGCTCCATCTGACGGTCAGGGATGGCGAATGGTGGCGGCGCAAGGTCGAGGCCCATTTCGCGCTCGTCGATGTCGTCGAGAATACCGGGCGGGACGTGGTTCTGCTGGCGAGGCCGTAGGAGGCTCCATGCAATTCGTTGATGTTGCACCGATCGCGGGAACGCGACGGACCGCCGATGGCTATCTGGTCGCCGAGGTTCGCACGGCGCGAACCGGCATTCAGGATTACGCGGGCTTCGAAGTCGGCAAGCCGGACATGCCTATCGTCAAGGTCTACCGCCCGGCCGATCAGGTCTTTTCGAAAGACAGCATGGGCAGCTACGCCCATAAACCCGTGACGAACGATCACCCGGCAGAGGCTGTCAGCGCTACGAACTGGAAAGACCTCGCGGTCGGCCAGATCGGCGACGAGGTGGCGCGTGATGGGGAGTTTGTGCGCATCCCGCTCGTCGTCATGGATGCTGCGGCCATCAAGCTCGTTGAGGACGGCAAGCGCGAACTGTCTGCCGGCTACGTCTGTGATCTTGCTTGGGAAGCTGGCGTCACGCCAGACGGGCAGGCATACGATGCCATCCAGAAGGACATTCGGATCAACCACGTTGCGATTGTGCAGAACGGTCGCGCTGGTTCCAAGGCTCGCATCGGTGACGGTGCGATTTCCTGGGGCGCCGCCCCTGTGACCAATGATCAGCAACCCGAAAAGGAAAAGATCATGACCCTGAAGACGGTTACCGTCGATGGCATCCCGGTCGAAGTAACCGACCAGGGGGCCACGGTGATCGGCACGCTGCAGTCGCGACTTGCCGATGCCAATACGAAATTCGCCGACGCCGAGAGGGCGCACCAGACGGCCATCGCCGCCAAGGATGCCGAACTCGCCAAGAAGGACGCCGAGATCGACGCCCTCAAGGCCAAGGTTCTCGACGAAAAGGCGCTCGACGCCAAGGTGCAGGCCCGCGCCGACCTGATTTCCCTTGCCGGCAGGATCGCCAAGGACGTCAAGACCGAAGGCCTGACCGACGCTGAAATCCGCAAGGCCGTCGTCGTCGCCAAGGTCGGCGATGCGGTGATCAAGGACAAGCCGGAAGCCTACATCGACGCTCGTTTCGACATCCTCGCCGACGAAGCGAAGGCAACTGCCGATCCGGTACGCGGTGCGCTTATGAACCGCGACACCACCATCAAGCCCACGGACAACGGCCAGGCTGCCTATGAGCAGCGTCTCGCCGATGCGTGGAAGCCGAAGAAGGAGGCCTAACCGATGGCTGTACAGACCACCTACAACGAGACGATGGACGCCGCTCGCGCCGGCCAGATCGCGAACATGGAACCCGTCGACCTGATCTCCCGCACCGTCGCTGATGCCGCTGGCATCGGTTTCGGCAAGGTGGTTCAGGAAGCGGCGGCGGATGGTTCCAAGGACGGGCAGTGCACCGCCGACCTCGATACGGCGGACATGGATGCCTACAAGTTTCTCGGCATCACCGTCCGCGAGCGCTCGGTCCGGCCGGAAACGCCCAATGCATTCGCTCAGTACGAAAGCGCACGCATCATGCGTAAGGGCGTGATCTGGGTCGAGGTCGCCGGTGCGGTGAAGGCCGGGGAAGACGTGACTGTCACCCTCGCAACCGGCGTTCTCGGCACGGCTGCCGTTGGCGCCGGCGTCGTCGCCATCCCGAACGCCCGGTGGGAATCCTCCACCTCCGGCGCCGGGCTCGCAAAGCTCCGTCTCGGCTAATCGAAAGGAACCGATCAATGAACCCGAACTTCCAGTTCGATGCGCAGGCCGCGATGGGCTTTGTGGTCTCCCAGACCACGCATGTCGAGACCGCCGTCAACGAAACCGTCTATCCGGATATCCAGTATCCGGCCCTGATCCCGGTCGATACGTCGGCGCACCCGTTCGCGCAGACCGTCACCTATTACAGCTCCGACAAGTTCGGCAAGGCCAGCTGGATCAACGGCAATGCCGATGACATCCCGCTTGCCGGAACCGAGCTGACCCAGCACAAGACGTCGGTCTACACCGCCGGCATCGGCTACGGGTGGGGCTGGGAAGAGGTCAACGTCGCCATGATGCTCGGCCGGAATCTGCCGAACGACGACGCCATGGCCGCCCGCCGCGCCTACGAGGAGATGGTGGACCGTGTTGCTCTTGCCGGCGATGCCGAAAAGAACTTCCAGGGCCTCATCGACAACTCAGCCATCACGCCGACCGGCGCGACCAATGGTGACTGGGGCGGGACCGGCACGACGGAAGACGAGGTGCTTGCCGACGTCAACGACGCGATTCTCGCGACCGCGACGGACACCAAGTACACGTCCATCGCCGACACGCTGCTGCTCTCCAACGGGAAGCTGAACTATCTGGCAACGACCCGCCTCGGGGATACCGAGACGACGCTGCTGAAGTTCCTGCGCGAGAACAACACGTTCACCGCGACGACGGGCCGCCCGCTCACGATCCGCGGTGTGCGTGGCCTCGAAACGGCAGGCGTTGGCAACACCGAGCGCCTGATCGCCTATCGCCGTGATCCGCAGGTGCTGAAACTGCACATTCCGATGCCGCACCGCTTCCTCGGCGTCTATCAGGATGGCCCGATGCATTGGGTCGTTCCCGGCGTCTTCCGCCTCGGCGGCCTCGACATCCGGCGCCCGCTGGAAGTCAAGTATCGCGACGGTATCTGATCATGGCCGTCGTTGTCTCAAAGCACAAAGGTCCGCTCGGTCTTCCGCGCGGGCCCGTTCTCCGGCCCGGCGTCGAAACGAACGTCGATCAATGGCCATACATCAAGAACCATGCCGTCGTTAAGGCATGGCTCGCAGCCGGTGTCCTCTCCGTCGTCGGGGAGGAGCAAGGAGAACCTGAGCCCGTCGATCCTCCGGAAGGTGACAGCGCAGGCGAAGGAAAGCCCGTGCCGGAGGCTGACGAGGAACTCGAAAAGCTCCGTAGCGAGGCAAAGGAACTCGGCATTGCGCCTCACTGGCGCTGGTCGAAGGAAACGCTTCGCGAGAAGATCGACGCCAAGCTGGCGGAGTGACCCATGGCCTATGTGACGCCGACGCCGGAATTG